ACTGCTAACCGTCTAGCGTAGCCATAGGAAACATCAAACTCTTTTTTAAGACTGTTAATCAGAACGTTTGTGCCTTTACCTCTTAATACAGTATCCGCAACGCCTTTCTTAACAATATTTCTTAATTCATTCTGTCTTTCCCAAACCCTAGACGACCATGATGCGTCTTCGAAGTTGGCAAAAACAATAGAGTCAGCAGATATTTTCGAGCTTTCAAAACTGCCGAGCGTCATATCTAGCACTCCAGCACTAAAAAGATTTTCACGTCTGATTGACTCAATCAAGTGTCTATCAATGATTTCAAACTCACTCAAAGCTAAATCATACTGATGCAGCTTAATATTTGCTTGAAGCACTTCAAGACGACTTGTTTTCATCTTCAAGTTATACAATCTCATCAAGTCGTTTTCTGCTCTTGTGAAATCATCGCTTGTTACTTTCTGACCACGTTCCCTTAAACGATTAGCGCGCTCGACTAACTGCCTAGCTTTAAACTCGACATTTACCATGTCTAGCTTATCCGCACGTTGCTTAGCTTCTAACTTCGTGATGCCTTCTTTATCAGCATACATTTGCCAAAAACTATCAATTTCCTTTTGAATATTGTTGGCGTGTTGTTGATAGACACCTTGAAGTTGAAAAGCTACTCTCTTATCCGCCAACTCTCTGGCTTTTTCTTCCGCTCGGTATCTATCTTCCCAGTATTTGTTATTCAACATCGGCTACAACCTTCTGACTGTCGTTTATTTCAGCGTCTGAGTAGATTTTTTGTTTTTCCAAACGAGTCTCAAGGTCGCCCATCGCCTCTTCCTCTTTTTCCATTCTTTGAATTTCTTTCTGCGGATCATCAATGATTGATAAAACTGATAACTTAGTTTCCTCAGATACTTGTCCAGATAATTGTCCAACAATCTGTGCCTCTTCAAGAATGTTTCGAGGTACGTTTCTAGTAAATGAGTATAACAATCCTGTCCATGCGTCCTCGTAAACAGTAGTTAATGGAACACTAAATACAATTTGATACAAACGGTTAAATGCGGATTGCATCTTTCTGTCTTTCATTCGAGCAAGATTATCCATAGCCTGTAATTTGAAAGCTAAAGCCGTACCAGACGAGTTACCGAACTCAGACTCAGACATATTGGCTACCATTGAGATAGCGAAAATAGACTCTTTCAATAAACTAATCAAATTCTCTTGCGTTGTATCTGAACTTGGTTTCTCAAGGAAAGCAACTTCTGGCAAAGCACCGTCGCCATTCTTCCATAGATTGAAAATTCTATTCTCTCTAATCTGACTAGCGTCTTCTTCCTGTAGCTCTACTCCTAGAACTTTCAAATAAGCGTCCGCAAAGTAGTCTACATCGTTCGCTTTTTCGCTTGCTGCTTTATTTAAAGCATTAATCAATGTTTTCACACTCTCGAAAATACATTGTCGCTCTTCATTTTCAATCAATTCAACTACTGGGATTGAGTTATAAATGTGTTGAGTACGTTCTCCAAATCTTACCGCTCCACCAGTTGTAAATGTAGCATCAATCAATTCATCGTTTGTGATCACTTGTCCGACTCCTGTTTGATTGCTCTCATTAAACGTATATCTAACGGCAAATAATGGTCTCTCCTCAATACTGTTATCATGGACGATAAACATATTAATCGGACTATTGTATGTCGCTCTAGTTCGTTTATACTCGTCTTGGTAAACGTAAATAAAAGCATGTCCGAACACGCTTGACATTTTTGCAAGCTCGAACTCTGAGTCTTCCATGTCGTTGATTTTACGGAAACTTGAGACAAACTCGTTCACGTTCTCGTCCTCATGTTTGATTTTAACTGGAACACCAATTTGATAGCCTGTAAACGTATCGACAATGTACTTCGCATAATTAAACACCAAACGATTATCAGGCTTCCAACTTTCTTTTTTAGCCATTTTTAAGACTTCATGTTGAGAGAGGTACATGTCCTCACTCTCAATATAATTCTTTACTAATTTACTCATGTGAAGCCTAATTGCTTCAGTAACGACTTCTTCAGTCACTACATCGCTTGTTGTTGTTATTACTTTTCGTTTGTTAACAAAAACTTTTGCCAATTTTTAAAATCCTCCTTTAAATAGTTTAATTTTAGATTGACTGCCATCGATACATTGCAAGCTGTATCTGAGCGCGTCCATCAAGTGGTTGTTCTTATCTTCGGGTTTATTCAACCAGTTACCCTCTTTATCTTGTTGATAGCAATAACTGTAAAATTCATCCATGATGTGCGTACAAGATGGATGCACAAAAATAGAGTATCCTTGTAACTTGGATACCCCTGCCATGATGCTATCTTTTCCCTTACGGCTTTCCTTCAATCGTAAGATGTTATATTCAGTTTGTAATTCTTTAATCAACCTCGGTTCGGCACTATCAGCTATGATTTGCGCTTTAGCATATCCTTTATCTTGTATCATCTTAGCCACGTCTTTTGTTATTAATCCGACTTGATAAGCTTCATCGAATATATATATTTCTTTCTTTTGTTCGTTAATCAAGCTCGCACATAATGCTGTAGGGTCGTGTGTGAAACCAAAGTCAAGGCCAATAGCTAACTGGTACGCTTCGTCTTTTAATAGTTCGTCTTTATCAAAATTCTTAACCTTGACGTTTTCATATATCAAGCCTTCCGCGACGCCCCACTCGCCATCGCAAACGATTCTAGCCCGTCTAGGGTTTGTCTTGTATAAGTCCTCATATCGTTGTATATCGACTTTATCTAACCACTCGTTGCATTTATAAGTGGTCGTAGTAGCGAATGTATCCAAACGCCTTGTACCTTCATCAAAGAACACACGTTTCAACCAGTGTCTTTCATTCCAAGGGTTGAATGTGATAGTTATCTGCTTGAAGAAGTCTGGAACGTCTAACGTTCCACGAATAGACTCAACAACCGTACTGAACTTTTCTTCGCTCTCTATTTGGTATGCCTCCTCAAACCAGGCAAAACAAAGAATACCTACATCTACCGTAATAGATGTGATTTTTAACTCATCGTCTAACCCTCTAAACAGTATCTTTTGTCCAGTTGCTTTGACGGTTATTTCAGGTAACGACTCGTTAAATTTAAATAAATGAGCAACCTTCAATTTGTTAGCTGCCCATTTAAAGTCCGTGTACGTCGACTGCTTGTTTGTATTAGAATACCGTCTGACTACTAACAGATTAGACCACGGATATCTTAAGATACGGACGATAAAGTTTAATGCCGTTGTTTTTGATTTCTTAGATCCACGCGACCCTTTCACGACTCGATAGAAATTCTTAGAACGCCAAAAAGCGCCGTAGCCTTTCCCAACAACGTTAGGTAGGTCAATCTGCGATGTTATCTTCATTCATGAACACCACACTCCCTTGAACGTCGATTTCTTTACGGTCAAGGTATGCACCACTTACTTTCAAAATATGATCTATCGAACGTTGTCTATCTTCAATGTTCGGCGTGTATTCCCCTGATACGACTTCTTCCATTTCTTCACCGTTCGATTTCATTACTTTTCTTGAATATCTCTTTTGCGGTTCCCCACGAGCTATACTTGCAGAAATTGCTAGAGCTTCAGCAATACTCATTGAACGTTCATTAAAATGTTCTTCCGTACGTTTCTTGATATACTCGGAGATTTCAACTTTCTTCAACAGCCTTTGCCCTATACTATATGCCGTTTTTTCTGAGTAACCTGCCTTAACCGCTGACTTAGTTGCGTTCTTACTGATGATGTACTCATCAGCGAAGTGCTTTTGTCTTTCGTTCATTTTCCATCACCTCTTTTCATTGCATACAAAAACCCCTCGAGCTGGAGGGCTCGAAGGGTAAAAATTAAAGGAGTTTAAACCACGAGAAAAAAGAATGTCTTTTTTTACATCTTTCCACATGATAACTATATCATAGAATCTTTAGTATCGTTTGGTACAGGAATCCCTTTTTTAGTACAAATTAAATCTATTTTTTTAATAGCTTCATCATGAAGAATGAATAGTGTAGTTTTAGAGATTTGCAATTCTTCAGCAATCTCATCCCAATTCTTAGAAGAGATGTATTTCATCCAAATGATGGTTCGTTCTTTAGAATCGTCCAATTGTTCAATTGCTTTAATCAGTTGATATTTCAAATCAATTAAGTTATCAACTCTTTGGTCGATGTACTCACTCAAACTAATCAGTTTGACGTAAGCATCGTCTTTAAGGCCTACTTTCGACTCTTGCACATTCACTTCTTTTAGAGAAGGAGATTTTAAGAAAGAATTATTTAAACGATCTAGCTCTTCCATTTTTGTTTTTATTTCCAAATCGATTAAGCGAATTTGCTTCAATTGATGTTTAATTCCCATTTTTCACATCCTCTCTAATCCGTTTTATTAAGGTTGACCCGAATTCTTCTGTATTCGATAAATAATCAAAATACTGACTAAGAAAGAACCGTTCACAATCCGTTTTTACATTCCACGCTTCTCTATGGTGCCTATTTCTAAAATGCTTCTCTTTTAGATTCCAATCAGATTTTACAATTCCTTTAGAAAGCAAGTATCTTAAAGCTGTTTTGTAGTCATCAACGGCTCTTTCAATGATTCCAGCGCATATTCCGTAATAACCTCTACTGTCCATTATTCACCTCACAATAGAGCTTCTAACTTATCGATTTGAAAACCGCTCCAGGATTTAGAATTGTTGCTTATTTCGTCATCGATAGCCACTACTGGAAGAGTTTGCCATCCATAATGACTCAACAGCTCCAACGATTCTGGATTTGCTTCTGTATCCACT